AAGCTCTGTCTACGAGAGAAGGCAAAAAAGAAGTATGAGTTACGATCCCGGTATGGCGAGGTAACGCTCGCCGAACTTCAGAGTCAATGCCACGTTAGCGTGAAGTTTAAAGGGCAAACGTCATACGGCTGGTATGAAGGGATTTCGATTGATGTTTACCCTCTGCGAAGGAATCTAACGTCTTTCGATGAGTACCGCGCCTTCGATAAAGACAAGATTATCGGTGGTTCTGAGGCGTGTGGATTATCCCCCACGCCAGAGGACGGTGTGCTGCTGATTGTGGCGCATGAGGTGGCCCACTTTGTTCAGTACTATTGCGGGCCTCATACGCGGTGGCTGAAAGACAAATACCGCAAACCTCATGGGCATGGGTTTCAAGCGATCTACCGAGGGCTACGAGCCGAAGTTGTGAATCCTCGAATAGCAAAACAGGACCCAACAGCATCACAATAGAGAAGGAAAATGTTATGCAGAACGATGATTGCCAAGACGATCTAGAAATACCTGATTTCTTGAAGCGCCCGCGCTCAACGGAAGTATATGTTGAGCCACGCCCAAAAGATGATTGGATCAAACGAATGATGAAACGCAGCGCCGCCAATGAAAAAATTACGGCGAAAAAAACAGCCCGTAAGTTGGAACGCAAACAAAAGCGCGATGCTGCAAAAGAGCGTAAACAGCTAAAACTAGAAGCCCGCGTTAACATTGTGAATCTACTGAGAAGTAAACAAGCGCCTCTCACGCTGGGTCAAATCCGCAAGAGTATGCGGACACCTGACACTTACATAAAAAGCGCGTTACGGCGCTTGCGAAAGGAGCAGATCGTTGTCGCCAACGGCGCATGGTACTCTATCACCTAATCCAACATGCCCCCGCTTAAGAGCGGGGGTTTTCTTTTACTGTCTGCGTCAGATGGTCTAAATCACGACGCAAGCCTTCCAGTTCTCTGGCTTGGCGCTCCTTGTTCTCCGGGCTGTTCATCTGGGCGATGACGTTGAGTCGCTGTTCGCCTACTGTGGTCAACAGGTCGTTTTTATCCAGCCTTAACTCGTTTGCCGACATGAGCTTTCGTAGCTCTCGTAGCTGCTCCTCCAACTGCCTTATTTGATATCGGGCGATGGCCGCTGCCGCAACCACGCTGGACCCCATGCCTATGAGGGTGAGTAGTAGATTGATATCCATATGACATGGTCATCTGGAGACAACTACACAGACCCGATTAGGAAACCAAGCAGCCCGCCGACAAGAAAAGGAATTACAGCCAGGAGAATTGTTGTGGTCCGACCCGCCTTGTAGAAAAAGCGTAGCTTGGACCGTTTGCCACGACAGAAAGCAACAATTCTGTCATCCACCGTGCTGACGCTGGCTAAGGCGGAAAGGGCCTCGCTCAAAGCGCTATCAACTTCTTGTTTGTTGTTTGAATCTATCGCCATCTTCTGCTCCTTTAGTAAAAAAACCCCACCGAATTTTGGTGGGGTTAAGTATGCATGAACAAGGGGAAAATCATAGCTGATTAAAACAGCAATCACATTTAATTTCAAGTGTCAACTACAAGGCTTCGCCCCAGCTAGGCCCTATCTCAACATCGCATTTGTTGGGAACCTCCAGGGGTACAGCGGTTTCCATGATCTGGGCGACCTCTTCGGCTTCAGCCCTGTCCGTGACCGAGAGCGCTATCTCATCATGTATTTGGATCAGGGGCGTCTTGCCTGATTTGTAGATATTGACCATAGCCTGCTTGGTCATGTCTGCGGCAGACGCCTGGATTAGCCGGTTTAATGCTTTGTAGGTGTAGGCTCTCTTCAACCGGGTCGTCTCGCCGTGTTCCTTGACCGCGTCCCGGTATGGGAGTGCCTTGTTCATCGCAAAAGTATCCGGTTCCCATAGGTCGAATCGGCACTTGCGGCCCAGAATGCTACGAATAGATCCCGCGCTGCCTTTATCGTTGAGCCTGCTCTGAACGCCCTGCATCAGACCCTTCACGAAAGGAACCCTAGAGTGGTACTGTTTGATGAGATCCTTGGCCTCGGTCACTTCGATATCCAACTGGTCCGAGAGCTTGTTGACGCCCATTCCGTACATCATTCCCAGATTAATAGTCTTGGCCTGTTTCCGGTTGATGTTAGCCATCTCGGCCACCATCGTATGGAAATCCATATCGGGATCTTCGTTGTAGCCTTTAACGAACTCCCCGACGCCGTCCATCTCTATGCCTCGGGATCTGCCGAAAACATGAGCGTAATGGACCAGAATCCGTGGTTCCTGTTGCGAGAAGTCAATTGCCGCCCACTGCTCGCCCTCTTCTGGTAGAAAGAGTGACCGGATCATCGGACCAAGCTCTGGGTCGCGGGCCGGGATTTGTTGCAGGTTGGGATTGTTCATCGAGATGCGCCCCGAGACAGTACCTCCGTCGTCTGAGCGGATCTGGTTTATGTGACTGTGAATCCTGCCATCTTTGTGGGTGTGTTTCATGATCGTATTGATAAAGGTCCCCGAGGTCTTATTCAGATTTCGCGCTTCGAGAACGAGCTTGGGCAGGGGGTGGTCACTCTCTTGCAGAAAGCTCTTGGTGAAAGAGGGGGCGTTCTTCTCGGTTTTTGGATAACTGACACCAGCTTGATCAAACGCTTTGGATAGGGAGCGAGCCGCCCATATCTCGACGTCTCTTCCGGCCAGGGCTTTGATCTTCTTCAGGACGGCTTTCTCTCTTTTCAGGATCTGGTCTCGGGTGACTTCCAGCCGGTCCATATCAACACGGACCCCGCGCATGGTCATATCGACAAGGCACGGCAGCAATTCCAGTTCCAGATTAGCTATGGGCCAGAGGTCCTCCTTGCCCAGGGTGACGCTGAAATAATTCCACAACTCCAGGGTGAGTTCTGCATCGACCTCGGCATAAGGGCCGACATACATCGCGGGCATTTTCCACATCTCAGATTTGGGGTCCAGACCAAACTCTCTTGCGGCGGCTATAAGGCCCTTTTCGGATTTCACTTTTCCCAGATAGTCGTAGGAAAGGGCGTTGAGGCTGTAGCTGAAACGGTTCTCGTCCAGCAGACTGGCTATCAACATCGTGTCAATTATCTTGCCGTTAACCTGGAATCCAGCCTGTTTGAGCCAGCCAAGGTCGTATTGGGCGTTGTGCATGATCTTTTCTGCGGGGCACTCCAGCACTTTTTTGAGCCACTTCCTGGCTATCCGCTCGTCAAGATTACCGCCGCCGAAATGCTTGATGGGCAGGTAGCCGGACCAGCCGTCCACGGCTACCGCGTAGCCCACCACCTCCCCGTCTCCGGTGGGCCAGCCGGGGCCGTTTGTCTTGAGGTTGGGGTCGCGGGTTTCTACGTCTATAGCTATCCGGCTTGCGCTCGTTATGTCGGGCAGTTCCAGAGGAGGGACCCACTCGCTTTTCGGCGTGAAAATCGTCAACTGTAGACTCATAAATTATTCTCCAGGCGACGTATTTCGGCTTCGATATAAAATTTAATTTTCTTGGCGTCTCTCATTCGAGAGGAGTGGGACGACTCCCCGTAGCGATAGGCCGAGCGGAAGATCTCACCAAGCTGGGCGTTCATATTCTTGTGGGTAATTAAGTCCTGTAACTCCGTTGCCCCTGGGGGCAACTCATAATAAGAGGCGGTGGAGCCGTCCGATGAGGTCTGTAGGAGTTCCTTGGCTCGCCGCCCGAAAAAGGTCTTAGCTTTTTCCATCTGAATCATATCTCTTACATACTCGGGGGAGGTGTTGGTTTTCTGGGCAATGTCGGCAAGGCGAGCATGAGGTGTCGCACGATAGCAAGCTAACACAGCCTCTCTCGCAGCTTTTTTGCTCATTGTTCATACCTAGTGCAGGTCTTTTTTATCTTGGTTAACCCACTTTTCGATAGACCCGGTTATTCGGTCCAATTCTACATCTGTTAGCCTGAAACAGAAAGCGGGGGTGCCTTCCCCGGCCCAGGTTCCAATTATATTAAACTCATAGAACTCGACGGCCTCTTCGTAGTCCATGTCCATTTTCTGGAGAATCTCTATGACTTTGGCCTCATCATAGAGAATGACATCTTCCTGACCGTATCTGCGGCAGATTCCTATTATTGCGGCGTCCAAACCCTCGGCTCTCAACATAGCATACCTTCCTTTATTTATTGTCTCAACCACACCAATCGTGGGGATTTTTGTATGACCGCCAGTTTTTACTGTGTGACGGGTTTTTTCTGGTGCCGCCCCAATCTCTGGGTGGAGTCTTTAATCTTCCGCGCCGATTGATGCACATCGAGCGCAAAGCCTTGCCTGACATATTAAAATGAACCATCGAGTTCTCGTTTTTAATCATCTCGGCTATCTCATCCCAACTGTAATGCGCTTGGCGTAAATCGTTTACCAGATCCCAGGAGATATCTTTTGTCTTCATGCCCAAACTTTCGTTTTCTTTCCCCCGTAGTACTCGCAGGCGTGTCCTTCTTCGATCATAATATCGCAGATGTTTTTGTCATCCGGCGTGTACGGAATTGCGAGAATCCTGCCGTATTTGCCCCGGCCCAGGCTCTGAATGTTAATCTTCTCGCCGCAGATCTCTATGAGCCGCGCTTTAGCTGCCAAGCCCAACGCTTTCTCCGCCAAGTTCCGCGTCCTGCTCTCTGGGGTATCTATGCCATGCAGGCGCAGTCGTTGTTTTTTCAGTTGGATATCAAAACCTAGGTTTATGGTAACGTCGATGGTGTCGCCGTCAATCACGCGCTCCAGTTCACATTTGTAAAAGTACGGTTTCATAGGTCGTAACTCCTCGCTAAATCGTCCGGTTCGACAATATACAGGTTACTGCGTGTCCTCGTCACTCCCACGTAAAAGACACGGTGGATATCGTCGGGATTCAATCTCATCTGCGCGTCAGCCGCAGGCGATAAATCAGTAAAAAGTATAACATTATCAGCTTCTCCGCCTTTTGAACCGTGGATCGTGGAGACCGTAATGCGGGGCTCGGAGTTGAACCTCTCACCGCGCCGCAATAAGGCAATTATATAGGCTCGATCTGTTTCGGGTATCTTATCAAGGGCCTCGTGCCAGATCATCTCTGTTGTTGCCACCAGCCCCTGATGCTCTTGCAGTTCTACTAGCGTAAACAGAGCGTCGTCCTCTACTCCAGGGAGTTTTTTGAAACCGCGCTTGATGCGGTTGGGGACGGACATGAAGCTATATATCTTGCGGGCTGTGTCTCCCGTCACCTGACGCCCTTTCCGCAGTTGTTCCCAGCCGTTGACCGCGTGGCTTATTTTCTCGCTTATGGACCGATGGCCGCGATAGTTGAACAGGTACCCACCGGCTTTGAGGTCCTGCGCTATTGGCTGTAGCTGGTACCCCGCCTGGCTCAAGACGAGCCACGAGTCCTGGGACATGTCCAACGCAGACACCGTGTTAATGCGCGTAACTCTGCCGCGCTCTCTTTTAGGGTCATATCTCTTGGGAAAACGGCGGTGTATTCGATTGGCAACACTCTCTGCTACGACATGCACGGACTGCGGGATGCGGTAGGAGGTGGAGAGGGTCTCTGAGCCGCCATCCAGGTTGATAAAATGGTCCACATCCGCGCCCGCCCACCGGTAGATGGCCTGATCGTCGTCTCCAGCACAGTACATCTTTTCAGATTTGCTATCCAGCAGGTGGGCAATGTCCCACTGTAAGGGCGACAGATCCTGGGCCTCATCCAGAAAAGTGAGTTTAAAACGCGGGCAGTACTGCGACCCCTGGGCCGCGAACACTTCAAGCATGTCCGTGAAATCGTAGAGATTGAATTGCTTCTTGTACTCGCGCAGTCTGTTAGCCACATAGTTGACGAGATTCCAATCCTGCTCCAGGGTGCTAGCATTGTACTGCTCGCGCAGAGATACTTTGCGTAGTCGGGCCAGATTTATTACGCCGAGAACGGGGTCTCCTGAACTGGCGACGGAGGGCAGGTCCTCATCAAAACTAACTGTTTTCTTATTGGTCAGGTTAACGCCGGTTATTCGGGACAGTTCAAGATAGTTGCTCGGCTGCATCACCTGCTCACTGCGGATGTCGGACATAGCGAGAGCGAGACTGTGCAGCGTACGGAAATTACAGAGGTCCTCCACAGGGTCGAGATTAAATCTGGCGGCGGCGCGTTCCTTCGCTTCGGTAGCCGCTTTCTTGGTAAACGCGAGAAAAGCAATATCCGTGGGCCGTGTGCCCTCTTCCAGCGCGTCGTCCACCATGTTGAGAAGGGTGGTGGTCTTTCCCGTGCCGGGAGGCCCAAAGATCCTAAACACGTTTTTCGTGCTCTCTCATGCAGATTTGCCGTACACGCTCCCGCGACAGGCCGTAACGGCGTCCAATTCCGGCAAAAGTCATCTTTTCCTCGTGCCATAATCGATAGATCTTGGCGTCTCTTTCTTCTTCCATTAGAACGGTGCCTCGCTTTCTGAATTGAACTCTGGCTTTTTCATTTCAATGTCGGCGCTGTCAAACGCTGGAATAGACCAGACCCGGACGGCTCTGCCCTTTATCTTGAGGACGGTAGAAAAACCATTTATGTCACGGAGCCGCTGCGCGATTTTATGCGATTTGTAATCAAACCACTTGTTCTTTTTGAGAAAGGCTTCAAAGTCCCGCAACCTAAAGAACGTGACATTTTGCTCCTCATCGGTCCACGGGCGGCGGAGCAAGATCTCTTCTTTATCTTGCGCCTGTTGTAGGAAACGGCAGAACTCCTCCAAGTAGTCGTAAAACTGTCCACTGGTGCTGGCATCCTGCGCGACCTCCATTATGGCTGATTCGTTCTCTTTCATGTCGCTCAGAAGGGTGCTGATCCGGCCCTCCCAGGTGGCTTTCTGCACCGAACGGGGCATGAAATTAAGTTGCTCCATGCAGGCTTTTTGGAATACTAGCTGGCTCATCAGCCCCTCCGTGTCCAATTCCAGAGGCTCGCCGTTAACGTCCATAAACCACACAGGGGGCGTACTGTCGTATTTCCGGAGGTTTGCTATGGAGGCACCCTGCACGGCTGCTCCTACGCCAAATTTGCGGGTCCTACATAGCTCCTTGTTGCAATGGGCATTGATGGGGGCGTCGTTGCACTTGAAGGCGTAATCTTTGCGGTTAACCTGTTTGGCGACGACGTTCACCTCATTGAGAGGTAAGGGCGGGTTCAGATACTGCATGTTGTATCGCAGGATCTCTGACTCCCAGCTATCCGGAAACGCTTTTCTCAAGTAGACGCCTATATTAAAGAGGCCGTTATTGCGCCCGCCCTCGGAAATCCCATCGGCACAGAGGATCTGCAAACAGGGAGGCCCATCTGCAAGCAGAGACGACGTCTTTGTCTGAACTACCTGCAAGGCTACGATCTGCTCCACAGTCTGAGTGAACTGCTCGTGTAGAGCTATGAACTCTTCGATGGTCGCGGAGGTGCCGTCGTCTTTAATCGCGTAACGCAGGCCCTCTTCTGCGTCGAAATAGGGCAGATTCAAAAAGTTACCCACGTCGCCCCGGTCCAGATGCAGCTTGATCTGCTTAGGGAAGATCTCAGAATCTCCAAAACCAAGGGCGGCGGACATGCATTGCAGCGCCTTCTGCATGTCTTTTGCTTCAACCCACTCTGTCGCAAAGAGGAAACAATGCGCCCCTCCGCTCTTCGAGCGGCAGACAACCAGCGGCAGTTTTAACTTGCGGATTTTCTCGACCAGAAGGCCGTGGTCCAGCGGATACTGATCGATATCGATGCAGCCCCATTTGCAATTATTGTCTTCATTAATGGGAATGATCCCAATGCCGTTCTTTCCGGCCAGATGATTGGTCCACAACAGCTTGGTCCGTGGTTCGCGGACGACGCCCGCTTTTCCCACGGCCTTGCCGTTTGACCCTTTTTTCTCGATACGGAAAGTTCCGTAGGCCTCTTGTAGTCCATCAAAAATGGACATGAAATTGTCAACGATCACATCCGTTCTCCGCAGAAGAAGGGGGGCGACTTCCGCCGCCCCCTATGTTCACAAAAATCTTCTGCTAGAACGGTATCTCGCTGTTGGCGCGGGTCTCGTCATTCGCGTGTTTGACGACAACGTCTCCGGCGGTGATAGAAGTAGCAAACGCTTTGCAGCGCAGGAACAACGGAGCGCTTTCGACGGGTCCGACTCGACTCATCTCCCACCCGTGCCACGCGCCTTTTGAGTTCTCCTCTTTGACTGTTTTGAGATGATATACTTGAGAGAAACGGGGGGGCACAAACGTGCCGTTTTTCCCGGACATGGTTACGGACTGCATCATGGAATTCCACTTCCGAGACTTTTTTAACTGCGTACTTTTCATCGCAATCAGGGCCGTTTCAGCGGAGCCGTCTTCGTTTTGAATGACGACAAAGTGCTGGTGTGTCTCCTCAATGTAATCGCCAGTTCCACCGACCACGTAATCTTTATTTTCTTCGCCGCCGCGCTCTGTGGCGGGCCGGTCGTCTTCCGGATCAAAGATAGCAATGGGAGCACCGCTGCCTTCGCCTCGCGGGGACCACTGAATAAATTTTCGCTGGTACGCGCAAGGAATAACATGGATACCCTCGGAGCCCTTGTGCAAGGCTCCTGTCACTGTGTTGTAAATGTCGCCTTTGCGGGCTTTCTCGTTTTCATCGAGAATGGAATCGAGGCCGCTCAGGATCTTGAGAAAAGGCAGGGCTAGATCTTCTTGACCCATGTCTTCCAGGCCCTGTCCGGCGTGTTCTTCAAATAAGGCATTGACTTCTGCAACTGCATTGGCGGCTTTCTTTGTTACTTGTTTTCCCATCGTTCATACTCCTTTTTTAATTGTGGCACGGAAACCCGTGTAGGCATTGAAAAGCTCGGTTGGAAACTCATCGCCGTTCTCCATACGTTCTTTGATCCAAGCTTTGAGCGTTGCGGGATGAACCGATGTTTTCTGCTCCGCCGGATAGCCCGCTTTTTCGGCTGACTCAATAAATGCAACAGCCTGTTCGTCCTCGCCCATGCCAAATTGGCAGGAAACTTGGTTTTTTATTAAATCCTCGTAGCCATTTTCTCGCAGCCACAGAAAGGCTTCGGGCCTGTCGGCCTCTGCGATGAAAGCAGCGTACAGCGGTTTGACCCTGATCTCGCTGCCGTCTGCCAGCGTGAAGGCGGTCATGCCCAAGTCGCTCAAACTGTCCGGGAGATCAAAATCAGTGAGTTGCAGAAGCGCTTTTTTCTCTTCTTTGAGATGCGCCTCTGCTCGAGCAACGCTAGCTTGTTTTTCGAGAACGGCCCTCGCTAGGGCGGACACTTGTTTCAGACCCTTTTGGTCTACATTTTCTAAGGAAGACGTTTGCGCGTCTGTTTCCTCTTCTATCATTTGAAATAAATCATTCATGGTTCGTTGTTCCTGGTTCGTTGTTAAAGACTCTGGTGAAGTCTTGACAAAATAAGAGATAATCTTATACTCCGTTCCTGTCAAGGAGTATTTCCCAGTGCAATTTCAATTTAAAACAAAACCCTTCCAGCATCAGCGCGTGGCGCTCGCAAACTCATGGTCGTCGCCCTTTTATGCGTTGTTTATGGAGATGGGGACGGGCAAGACCAAGGTCGCTCTAGACACGATGTCTATGTTATTTGAGCGTAACAAGATCGACGCCTGTGTGGTTATTGCCCCAAAGGGCGTCTACGACAACTGGCTCCGGTTGGAGATACCCGCTCACGTCCCAGAACGCCTGGAGACGCGGACTCTACGCTGGAAACCAGTCACAACAAAAAAATACAAAGAAGAAATAGAAGCTTTTTTTGCGGACGACAGCGGGGCATTGAAGATATTTGTGATTAACACCGAAGCCTTTAGCACCGCTCGTGCTACCAAAATAGTGTACGATTTTTGCGACAAGCATCCTAACAACATGGTTGTTGTAGATGAGAGCACCACAATAAAGAATCGCAAGGCGATGCGCTCCAAAAACATTATCGACCTACGAAAACGCAGCAAATACCGAAGAATCCTCACGGGAAGTCCAATCACAAAAAGCCCTATGGATCTTTTCAGCCAGTGTCTTTTTCTGGATACGAGCGCTCTGAATTTTAAAAGCTACTACGCTTTTCAAAACCGCTATGCTCTTGTTGTGAAACGCGCAATGGGCGCAAGATCCTTTCAGGAGATTACGGGATACCGGCGGCTCGACGAATTAAACAACAAACTTGAAAATT